ATGATTAAGTATGTCGTAGAAGTATCTGCTGATGGTGATAAGTATTGGTATCTAAACGGTAAGATTCACCGTGAAGATGGTCCTGCTGTTGAGTATGCTGATGGCACTAAGTGTTGGTACTTAAACGATGAGCAACTTACAGAGGAAGAACACCACATTCGTACACTCCCCACTGTAAAGACTGCCTCAAGTAAACCTATGTTCGAGGTATCTGAGATTCGTGAGAACAGTCATGACGATAGTGCCACTCTTGTGATTGACATGTCACCTGAGATGGTTCAGATAGTTCTAACTAAAGGGGTCAACGCTATTCTCCGTGATATGTTAGATGAGATAGAAGGTGGACAGGATGAGTAAAGTATTAATGTGTGATCCACCTAGCGGTTGGAAGTATGGTTTTCCTAAACCTGTTCATGAAGAATACCATACGCTAGGCAGTGATTTTGATGTGATATCCTGGCTTAAAGCCGAAGGCTATCCACAGGAAGAGATTGATGCGCTTGGAGATCATTTTTACTGTAGCTACTGGGAGGTAGACCATGACTAACATTACACTCGACCAACGTTTAGCTATCGCTAAAGCATACCTAGATGAGAACATCACACTACGTACTATCGGTGATTTAGCTGGAGTACATCCATCCGATATAGCTAATATCTCACGAGAAGTGCTTGGTGAAGATTACTTTCAGACACGTTACAAGAGAGCAAGCCTTAAGGTGGATCTCTTCAATGGTTAAAGTTCTGGTTGACGGTGACATCTTCGCCTACCGTGCAGCCTTCTCCTGTGAGAATGACCCAGTAGGGGATGCACTAGACAAGCTAGACAGCATCATGGAGGAGGCACTAGAGGAAGTAATGTGGGAGATAGACCCTGAGGGTTACCAAGTATTCCTTACAGGTAAGGGTAACTTCAGGTTCGACTATGCTATCACCCATACATACAAGGGTAACCGTAAGGACACAGCTAAGCCTCAACACCTTCAAGCTATCCGTCAACACATGATAGATAACTGGGATGCTATTGTGTCAGAGGGTGAAGAGGCTGATGACCTGTTAGGTATATGGGCTACCGATCAGGGACCTGACACAACAATCATATCTATCGACAAGGACATGCTTCAGATCCCATGTCACCACTTCAACCCTACCCGTCGTAAGATGACAACCATGTCAGAACGTGAGGGTGCTAAGTTCTTCTATACTCAGATCCTTACAGGTGACACAGCTGATAACATAGTAGGTCTGTATGGTGTTGGCCCTAAGAAGGCAGAGAAGATCCTGCTTGATGCTCACAGTGACGAAGAGATGTACCTTGAGTGCCTTCATGCCTACGGTGGTGACGAGGCTCGTGTCATTGAGAATGCTAGGCTACTGTGGTTACGACGACATGTAGGACAGATATGGGAGCCACCTAAATGCGTTTCAGATCAGGCTTAGAGAAGAGAACAGCTGACTTCCTCAACAAACGTAAGGTTAAGTTCCAATACGAGGAGGTCAAACTTAAGTGGCAAGACTTACGGATGCGAACGTACACCCCTGACTTCGTACTTAGTAACGGTATCATAGTCGAGACAAAAGGACGGTTCATTTCATCAGACAGAACCAAACATTTATTTGTCAAGGCACAACACCCAGACCTTGACATTCGTTTCGTTTTCAGTAACCCTAAGGCTAAGCTCTACAAGGGAGCCAAGAGTTCATACGGTGACTGGTGTGACAAACATGGGTTCCAGTATGCCAAAGAAACTATACCCGTTGAGTGGTTAAAGGAGAAGAAGACCTAATGGTGATTGACAATGTTTGATTTAGATAGTAAGCTTCGTGCTCTCGTAGAGAACTATGGCTTAACACTGCTGCTTGAGCAGAATGAAATATCAGAGCTACTGGTAGTACAGTTCCTGATAGACGAGAATCTCCTTGACCTAGATGATTACTTTAATCTAGACGCAGAGATGGAAGAATGGAAAAGGATAGAGGAATGAACTTCAAAGAGTATCAAGCAAAGGCTACAAGCTTTGCTATCTACCCAGCTACACACAAGGTACTGTACCCTACCTTGGGTCTATGTGGGGAAGCTGGTGAGGTAGCTGAGAAGGTTAAGAAGCAAGTACGTGACGGTGTGTTCAATCGTCATGAGGTAGCCAAGGAACTAGGGGATGTACTCTGGTACCTAGCTAACATCTGTAACGATATTGGTTATAACCTAGATGAGATAGCTGACTTGAACCTTAACAAACTAAGTAGCCGTAAGGAACGTAATGTAATCCAAGGAAGTGGAGACAATAGATGACATGGTTTTGGAGATACGTTAACTTCCTAGCTACATGGCGGGAACATCGTAAGGCAATCAAGCAACTAAACATGTTGACAGACAAAGAACTAAACGACATAGGCTTGAGTCGATCAGACATTGACCGAATGGTCTGGCTCAAAGAAGACAAAGATAACCGAGGAAGAGAAATTAAATGAGCAACCAACTACCAACAGACTATCAATCATTCATTCACAAGTCACGGTATGCTAAGTACCACGAGGGTCAAGGTCGTGAGTCATGGGACGATACAGTCACACGTTTCTCAGTGAACGTTATCCGTGACATGGTTGACCCAAAGACTAAGTATGACCTAGAGCAAGCCATCCTTGGCCTTGAGGTTATGCCATCTATGCGTTCCCTAATGACAGCTGGTGCAGCTGCTGAACGTGACAACACATGTATGTACAACTGCAGCTACCTAGCCGTAGATGACCTTAAGTCCTTCGATGAGGCTATGTTCATCCTCCTCTGCGGTACAGGTGTTGGCTTCAGTGTCGAGCGTCAGTCCATCTCTAAGCTCCCCGAAGTCCCTGAGTTGTTTGACAGTGAGACTAACATCGTTGTCAAGGACAGTAAGGAAGGTTGGGCTAAGTCTCTGCGTCAATTGATTGCACTCCTGTACAGTGGTGAGATCCCTACGTGGGATGTGTCTAAGGTACGCCCTGCTGGTGCACCCCTTAAGACATTCGGTGGTCGTGCCTCTGGGCCAGCACCATTGGTTGATCTCTTTAACTTCACCATTGCTACATTCAAGAAGGCAGCTGGCCGTAAGTTGTCATCCGTTGAGTGTCACGACATCATGTGTAAGATCGGTGAAGTAGTTGTTGTTGGTGGTGTACGCCGTTCAGCTATGATCTCTTTGTCTAACCTATCAGATAACCGTATGCGTTCAGCTAAGTCAGGTGCATGGTGGGAGAACAACCCGCAACGTGCATTGGCTAACAACTCTGTGTCATACACCGAGAAGCCAGACAACCTATCCTTCATGAAAGAATGGTTAGCACTGGTTGAGTCAGGCTCAGGTGAACGTGGTATCTTTAACCGTGAAGCATCTAAGAAACAAGCAGCCTTGAATGGTCGTCGTGATGCTGACTATGAGTTCGGAACTAATCCGTGCAGCGAGATCATCCTCCGCCCAAGCCAGTTCTGCAACCTTACAGAGTGTGTAGTACGAGCTACTGACACAATTGAGACACTATCAGAGAAGGTACGGTTGGCTACAATCTTGGGTACGATCCAGTCTAGCTTTACTAAGTTCCCATACTTGCGTAAGCAGTGGACAGACAACACAGAAGAAGAACGTCTACTCGGTGTGTCACTAACTGGTATCATGGACAACCCACTGATGACACTCAAGAACAAAGGATTGGATAAGACCCTTGCTCACCTTAAAGAAGTTGCTGTGGCTACCAATGCGGAATGGGCTGACCGTCTCGGTATCCCTGTTGCTGCTGCTATTAGCTGTGTTAAGCCTAGTGGGACTGTTTCACAGTTGGTTGACAGTGCATCTGGAATCCATGCCCGACACAGCCCCTACTATATCCGCACCGTCAGAGGTGACAACAAAGATCCTCTCACCCAGTTCATGAAGGACCAAGGTATTCCTAACGAACCTGATGCTTTCAAGCCTGACCAGACTACAGTGTTTAGCTTCCCTATGAAGGCACCTGATGGGGCTGTATGTACCAAGGACATGACAGCTATCGAACAGCTAGAGATGTGGTTGATGTACCAACGTAACTGGTGTGAACACAAACCATCTGTCACTATCAATGTTAAGTCAGAGGAGTGGTTAGAGGTTGGTGCCTTCGTATACAAACACTTCGATGAGATGTCAGGTGTGTCATTCCTACCGTTCAATGAACACACGTACCAACAGGCACCCTACCAAGACTGTGGTAAGTCAGACTACGACATGCTTAAATCAGTTATGCCTAAGTCTATTGACTGGACAAAGCTTTCGGAGTATGAAAGTGAAGACAACACATCAGGTAGCCAGACCCTAGCTTGTTCTGGTGACTCATGTGAGATCGTAGATCTTGTCTAATGTGGCGCATCTGGGCTAAAAGCTTAGGTGAGAAAGTAGGTGAAACGGATGCGCAAGCTGACATAGTAGCCATCATTCGCACATTCTGGTGGGTGGTCCATGTGGCCACCTGCTTTATGATCATAATCCACAACGGTGCTAAGCTGGGGTGGTGGTTTTGAAAGGACCAACAAATGTACACGATGATTACCCGTTATAACTGCAAGTACTGTGACAAAGCTAAGCTTATGTTGGACAAGGCTGGTATCCGTTATGTAACGTACAACGTAGAAGAGGCTTCAAGTAAGTGGGTTCTATCTCTCATGAAGGAAGCCGACATCAAGACAGTGCCCCAAGTCTTTGCTACAGATGGTAAGCTTATTGGTGGTTACCGTGACTTGGAGTCTTTGATGGGATTCATCGGAGGTAACCAAGCGTGAAGCCAGTACGTAAACCGTTTAGCCGTAGCCTATACGAAGCCTACGACAAGCCAGCCCGTGAGGCACTTGTGTCATACCTTGAAAGTAAAGGTCATACGATTGTCTCTAACGAAGAGAACTATAACGTTGATGTTGTATCTCAGAAGGCTGGCTTTACGTACTTCAATGAGGCTGAGGTTAAGACAGCATGGAAGGGTGACTGGAATACTAATTGGAAAGAGATCAGGCTACCTGAACGTAAGCAACGTCTACTCGACAAACATGCACAAGCTGATCTGTTCAGCGTCCTTAACTTCTACATCTTTCGTCCTGACTTCAAACAGGCATGGCGTATCAAGGACACACAGCTTACTCAGGAGGGCCTTAAGGGTGCTCAGGGTAGGTACATAGCTAAAGGCGAGAAGTTCTTCCACATCCCCTTCACAGAAGCAGAGTTGGTAAAACTATAATGGTACAACAACAACCCAAGAAGAAACAAGATCCACGCCGTAGCACCACATACAAGGGTGCATCTAAGAAGCCACCCGTTGAGTTGATCCCTCGTACCCCTAAGCAAAAGGACTTCATTGAGGCACTGAATAGTTTCAGTCAGGTGTTTGTTCTAGGCCCAGCTGGTACAGGTAAGACATATGTCACAGCTACCTATGCAGCTAAACAGTACTCAGCTAAACAGATTGACAAGATCGTTATCACTCGTCCTCACGTAGCTGTAGGTAAGGAGTTAGGTTTCCTTAAGGGTGACCTCCAAGAGAAGACAATGCCATGGGCCTTACCTGTGCTTGACGTACTAGAGAAGCACCTAGGTAAAGGTACCGTTGAGACAGCCATCAAGCTAGGTAACATTGAGATGGCACCACTAGCCCTGATGCGTGGTCGTTCCTTTGAGCAAGCATTCATCATCGTTGATGAGACACAGAACATTACCACACACGAACTCAAGATGCTGTTGACAAGGGTGGGTGAGGGGTCAACCATTGTGCTTAACGGTGACGTACAACAGTCAGACTTAAAAGAAGCTGATGGGTTGTCAAAGGTTATTCACCTTGCTAAGAAGCACCTACTACCTGTACCGATCATTGAGTTTGGTGTTGATGACATTGTTCGTAGTGACATCTGTGCTCAGTGGGTTAAAGTATTCATGAAGGAGAAACTATAAGATGGCTAAGTGGGACCTAGATAAACAGTTGGAGCACCCCAAGATGACTAAGCAGCACGAGTATGACGACTACCATGAGGAGGTTGACAACATTAACCAACCACCACACTACGGTAATGGTGAGATCGAATGTATCGACTACATGAAGGACAACATGGACCCTGTCATGTTCATGGGCTACCTAGAGGGTAACGCCAAGAAATACCTGCACCGTTACCGATACAAAGAAAAGCCACTGCAAGACCTACGTAAGGCACAGTGGTACCTAGACCGTCTCATCGAAGAGATGGAAGGAGAGTAAAAGAAAAGCCCCTTGGATTTCTCCTTGGGGCTTTAACTTTATTTCTTCTTGATTGGTTTCTTCTTACCGTTCTTAACTGGCATATCTATCTCCTTACCACTTCACCTTGTTAGCCCAGTAAGCAGCTGACATCTTACCCTTGGCGATGTTCTTAGCATGACGTGCCTTGAATGCTTCGTTACGTTTAGATCCATCAGGACTACCCTTGGCACCCTGTTGACCAAAACGAATAGTCTTAACTTTGTCACCGACCTTAGCTACAACAACGTGTGACTTAGTCTTGTGACTAGGGGTAGCCTTAGGCTTGTTGTAGCCTGACACCCCTGCGTTCTTTAGTCTTGAGTCTTTTTCTTTAGCCATTACCGTGCCCTTAACATTTCTTCTAGATGTTTGATGGTTACATTAGCTTCAGCCAATGCTGCCTTCATGTCTGACATCTCAAGCAACAACTTCTCTTTGTCTTCTGTTAGACGATCTAACTTGTCAGCAAGGCGATCTACTTGGGTCTTTAATGTGTCGTTAAACTGAGCCACAGTAGCCTCATCCTTCATAGATCTTTCATGATTTAATTTAGCTTTCTGTGACAGGAAACCCCATAGGCCAGCCGAGCCTACAAGAGCTATGACGATAGGTAGAAACTCTTGGTACTCCATTAACCAAACCTTTTCTTTTCTAGTATTTGACGGTGTGTTAGGTTAGCTAGGTAGATTGAATGAAAGGACATCCAGAGTAGGGCTACCCCATGAAACCATTCAGACACATCATGCGACATCATGACACTTCTACTAGCCTCTTCGAAACCATAGGCTGCGTTAATGTAGTACACTGCGTCAGGTGGGTGAGGGTTGTGCATCATCAAGAGTGTCAGGATGTAAGCTGAGAATACAGTATCAAACAACAAGGTAAACTTGAGAAGTTCTTTGCTTCCCCAGATAGTAACAGGAATGACAATGGCACTGGTAATACCCCAAGCTAAAATCATCCAGTCAGGGAAACATGAAGGGTCAACACCGTAGAACATACCAGCAACGATGATCCCCCAGAAACCGTATGTAAGCATCTGGGCAGGGCCATTAGCTGAGGCTACCTGTATGTACGTTGACTTTAGTCCTGTCATCCTCTGTACCTACCTAGTGTTATTGTTTTCAAGAAGCCTCTCCAGATCTCTTGAGGGGACGGTAGTACCCATCCCAAGATAAGAAGAAGGATGACCCACATGGGTATGTCTTGGTTCATCACTGTCAGCTTGTCCACAGGGCCACTGGGAGCCACCCCTGAGTTCACTGTCTCAGCTTTGATGATGTCACCTACCTGAGCACCTGTCTGGTTGTTCTCAGCACCTGCCTGTACGTTAGCAGCTACGTTAGGACCACCACCACCAAGTAATGACAAAGGATTGAGGCACCCACCAAGGAAGAGTGTTACGGTTATAAGGACTGCAAGTCTCATTGCTTAGCTGCCTCAAGAACTGCACGTGTTTCTTCTACAGTGTGTTGAGCCTTATTCCCTTTGGAAGCTTTAGGGTTCTTGTAGAAAGAATCACCAGCAACCAAGTTAGTCTTGGGCCATTTACCGTAGGTACCTTTAGCTATCGCAGTAGGTACAGGGATCGAAGCAAACTCTCTGGCTAGTTCAATCATGGCTGTGTCAGAGGATATGTTACCTTCACCTCTAATGAACTGACCAACCTTAGGTCTCTTCTCTGAAACAAGGTACAAGCCTACTTGCTCCTGAACCTCAGGTGTGAACACTGTGTCATCCGAAAGACCGAGGCCCTTGACAGCTTGGTTAAACGTGTCAGGGATAGCTTGGTATTTGCCTACTGTGAATAGTCTGTCTTTGTTGTTAGGGTCAGTGATGCTTTGGTACTTCTTGATCTCAGCTACAGTTAGCTCAGATACTTTCTTACCGCCACGAGTGGCAGTTCGTTGACTACCTACTACGTTACCACCAATAGTACCTCTGTTTGCTGAGTCATAACCACCTTCTCCCTTGCCGATAAAGTCAAGGAGGTTGGAACTTTCTGTAGTTGCCTCACCAGC